CGCGGAGTGCGGCATAGCGTGCCCGAAATGCGCCACTGAAGTGGCGGAGCGCGGAGATTTCAGCCGCGTCATGCGAGCGCACGTCGACGGGCAAGTGAGCGAGGTCATCAAGTGCCGAGGGCTGTTCGACATGGGGGACGGCTCCAGGCCCACCCCGTGCCCCGCATGGCTCGCGGCGTCCCCAAACACCGAGCACGGGGATGATCTGATCGAAGGCGACCCGCCGGAATTCTATCTCTTCTCCCGCATCACCGTAGCGCAGGCGCTGCGGGAGCAGTACGGGATGGAGATCTCCAGCGACATCAGCGGGCTGCACGCTGCCCCAGATGCGCGGCCTGAAGGTTCCGTCCCGTCGCACGATCTTCCCGGCAAACCCATTCCTGCCCTCTTTGCGCAGCCAACAGTCATTCAACCCCCGAAGGAAACCTAATGGACATCTTCACCTACACCCCAGGCGGCATCGAATCCATCGATGCGTTCAACGAACGTCTCGCCGCCTACGCAGCGTCCAACAACGTGACCGGCGTCGTGGCGTCCGTGCTCGACACTACCCTGGTCCTGTCGTTAGCGGTGGCGGATGACCTGCCGGCGCTGCTCTTGCTGCGGCCGTTCATCGCTGTGATCGACCCTAAGGGTCTGAACACGTTAGAGACGGCGCTCACTGACCTGCTGACCGCCATCAAGGCGGAGGACAGCGCTGACGACGGCGTCATGTCGGTGCCCGTGGAGTGCAAGGTGTACTCGGCTCCACACGGCGGGTTCCAGGCCGGTTACGCGGTGTTCCTGATCGCGATCGGCGAGCTGGAAGACGGCGAATAACATGGGCCGCATCATCGACCCGACCAACCCGAACGCGTCCACCACCACGCTCACCCAGTGGCTGCACGCCTACACGTGCAGCCTGGAGTGCGCAGGGGATGCGGCGGACAACAGCGAGATCAAGCGCAGCGTGTCCGACAACGTGTCGATGCTGAAGTCGCGCGTGAAAGAAAATGCGGACCCACAGGCGCAGCGTTTGCTGGAAAGCCAACTGATGATCCAGCGGCAGATGTTCGCGTACCGGCCGGAAATGTACCGGCTGTATATGGAGCTCTGGCGCCGCGTGTCGGTGGACATCCGCGCCTATGAATGGGATCTGACGCAGCCGGTCCACTACCATGAGTCGTTCAAAGGCGGGCCGCTGCTGTTTTGGCAGGGCGATCCTGAGGAGATGGAGGTGGCGAAGAAAGTTAGCATCGACCGCGAGCACGCAGTGATGGCGATCAAATTTTTGAAGTTCGTGGTGGCGCTCAGCGAGACGTCAAACCCGATCGAGTACACGAAGCAGATGCTGATGAAGCAGGGGATCAACGCGGAGAATTTCCACCTGCACGCCGATAAGATTGCCTTTCCGAATCCTTGGCTGGCGTCGTGAATGTCCTGACCACCGAACAGCTGCTGCAGGCCTTAGCGGCATCGGTAGAGCCTGCCGCGTGGGGCTACGTTCGCGTGTCGTCAGACAAGCAAGAGGATGGGCAGTCGCCGGAGTCGCAGGTGGACGAGATCAAGGCGTACTGCCGCGAGCATTTGCCAAGGCTGAAGGTTATTATCGTGCAGGAGACCGCCAGCGCGGGCCTGCCGATGTTTTCCATCGCGCTGCCCGGCATGCGTGCGTCTGGCCCGTCATCGCTGACCGAAGCACCGCGCCCATTGCTGGGGCTGTTGCTGGCCGGATTGTGCGAGCGTCGCGGCTCACAGCTGGTGGTGTGGAAACTCGACCGGTTGGCGCGCGTTGCTACTGAACAAGAGATGTTTCTGTCGCTGCTGCGTCGCCATACGGTGGGTGTCCACACGGCGTACGCCGGCGAGCGGCATCTGGTCGAGGGCGGTGAGTCTGCTGACCAGGATCCCGTGCGGCACCTGATGCGTCAGATCCTCGCGTGCTTCGCTGAGTACGAGCGTCGGCTGATTCACTTGCGCATGTCGATGGGCACCCGCAAGAAAGCGTCGAAAGGCGGCTGGACCGGCGGGCATTTACCGTACGGGTACGACAACTGCGCTGGTGATCTGGTGATCAACCCTGCGCAAGCGCAGGTCGTGGTGGACGTGTTTCGCATGCGCGAGGTACATCAGTTCACCTACCGGCATATCGGTGAAACACTGGCGATATCGCACGGCTTGCAGGGCTTTCACAAGGTTCGGATCATGCGGATCCTGAAGAACCGGCGCCTGTACAGTGGCATCTATGACGACCCGTTCGGCGCTGCGCATTTGCGCCTGGACCTGAAGGTTTTGCCTGACGAGTGGAGCGATGCGCCGATCGCGATTGCACAGCTCCTTCAGCCCTCATCCCATCCGCAGCCTCCTGCGGACGTACCCATTTACGACTTTGAGTAAGGACTCTCTATGAACATGAACGACGTCTCTGCAGCCGTAAACGCCATCAAGGGTGCGTTTTCAGGCTTGATAGGCGGCACTTTTTCCATCATGAGTGTGCCTGGGATTGTGAGCGCCTGTAAGCGCCTGACCGGGCAAAAAGGCGCCGCTAAAGAAGTGACGCAGCAGCTGGTGAAAGCCTTAGTGGAAGAGCATCCAGAACTGATCGACGTGGCGTTCGCGGGTCTCAGTGAAGTGGCGAAGAATCGCATTCGCCGTGCGCTGGACACTCCGGAGGTCAAAGAGGCTGAACGCGTATGAGCACGAACGGCAAAGGGTCGGCGCCGCGCATTCGCACGGCAGCGGAGCAGGCCCGGTACGAGAAAGAATACGAGCGGATCTTTCGCAAAGCGAAAAGAGCTAAGGGGCGAAAGAAATGAGCACTGCGGCCATCATATGCCCAGGCCCCTCTGCGGCTCGCACTCTGCTGCAGCCGAGCCTGACTCTTGGTGCCTTCAAGCTCGTGCTGGCGGTCAACCGGGCAGTGCTGCTGCCGGGCCTGTCAGGGCTCGTCGACTGGCACGTGTGCGGTGACTGGTCACTGCTGTGGCCGCTGGGGCGACACGCGCCCGGCGTATGCACCACTGCAGACGTCGCGCGCCTCTCATCTGCGCAACCGGCGTTCACTGGGTGCAAGTGGATGTTCTGGGAAGCGCTGGGGGTCACGCCGCGCTACTCCACGATCGCGGCTCTGGGCTTAGCCGCAAAACTGGGGGCGCAACACGTCACCGTTTTCGGCGACGATAAGCAGGGGCGCGGTGATTGGGATGGTACGCCTGGGGGCCGACGATCAGAAGATCGCTGGGCTGACGAGCGGGATCTGCAGGCGAAGGCAATCACGCAGTTGGGGTTGAGCGTCACTTATCAAGGGAAATCTGTATGAACGACCGCGAGCGGGCCAAGTACCAGGAGATCTATGAGCGCGAGCCGTCGTACGGAGGTCGGAACTACGGCAAGGCAGCGGTTGAATTTTTGCGCGGCGGTAAAGTAGAGATGCTGTGCGATATCGGGTGCGGCAAAGCGGACTTCGGTAGGCTGGTCCTGAGTGAAGGCCTAGCGTGGGTAGTGAGCGCGTTCGACATTGCGGCACCGGCTCCGGTATTGGCGCCGGGGCTGTGGTTCACCAACGCGCCAGCACACCGGCTGCCGCTACCGGACGCATCGGCAGACGTGCTAACCGCTTTCGACGTGCTGGAGCATATCCCGCCCGATCTGCTGGACGCGACGCTGGCTGAGTTTGTTCGCGTCACGAAACCCGGTGGCCGGTGGATATTTTCGATCTCGTTCACGCCCAGTGGCCGCACGGTGCAGGGTGACAATTTACATCTCAGTGTTCACCCGAGGGAGTGGTGGCTGGACAAGCTGCTGCTGCTCGGCGTGGTCAGCTTATCCGGAGGATATTTCATATGCCGCCCATCCGCATCTGCATCGGCACCGAGCCCAACCAGCGGCTGAGCACCGAGGTGCTGAAGCACTCGATCCGGTCGCGTACGACGTCTGAAGTCGAATTCATTGAGCTGATGCGTGACGGCGAACTATCGCCGTTGAAGATGGACACCGGGTTCTCGTTCTGCCGGTGGTCGATACCGCAGCGGTGCCGGTATGAGGGCCGGGCCATCTACATGGACACTGATATCGTGGTGCTTGGCGATATTACGGAGCTGTGGAATCTACCAATGTCAACAGGAGCGATGGCGAAGCCGCAGGAACGCCGGTATTGGACCAGCGTCATGCTCTTGGATTGTGCGCGGCTGGCGCACTGGGACTTCACCGCGCTTGCCGCACGCGCGGTTGCGGAGCCGTCATTCTATAAGGGCGTGATGTGGGTCGAGCCGAGGAGCATTTACGCGTCGGACTTTAGTGCCCTGCCCGGTTGCTGGAATGATCTCGACACGATTAACGCGCAGACCAAGGCGCTCCACTTCACGGACCTACGGCGCCAGCCGTGGCGCTTTTCGGGGCATCCGCGTGGGTGGGTGTTCCGTGACGCGCTGCAGGCCGCGATTGCTGCTGGGGCCGTGTCGGTGCAGCTGGTGCAGGCTGAGATTGCGAAGGGGCACGTGCGGCCGGACGTGCTGAGTCTTGCTTGACGGGAAAACCAAGTCTTGACGTCTTCCTAGCAACTCCATAGCTTCTGAGTAGGAGACCCGACATGGACCTAAAGCTCGCCCCTTTCCCGCGCCACCCTGAGGTGCTCGATTCCTTGCAGACGCGGTTTCCACCAGCGTTATCCGTGGCGAAGCTGCCCATGGCGGCATCTGATCGCGATATTTTGGCGATGAAGGTCGATAGCTCGATGACCGAACTGCACCGGCTGTGCAAGCTGGTGGAAAGTAACCCGGACGGGGTCACGGACGCGTTCACCGGCACCGTGGTACCGGTGAAGACGCTGTACCTGCGAATTCAGGTAGAGGCGCGAAAGGTAGCCGTGCTGCGTGAGTATTTGGCGCTCAATGATGCGTGGGCCGCGTCATGAGGCCGCAGGAAGTTGCGGAACTAATCTCGGACCTTGAACGTATCGCCTGGACGTCAGCCGAATGGGATGCGTTTTGGGATCTCATGGCCGAATATCCCCGCGTAGAGGAGATGCTGGACACGCGTGTAGAGGAGCGGGTGAATGACGCGGTGACTACATATGACGAAGGATTTGAAGCGGGCAAAGAAAGCGGGCATAGCGAGGGGTTCGATGAGGGTCATGCGGAAGGGAAGACAGAAGGCGAGCGCCTCGGGCGACGCCAGCTCGACACGCTGACTCAGATGCTGCAGCGGGTGCTTAAAAGCGGTGTGCTGAACGGCGTGGCAGATGAACAGTCTTGGAGGCGGGATATTGAGTATGCGCTTCGGACGGTGCCAGCACCGAGTCCCTTGAGTTCTCCTAGCCCCTCCATAGAGTAGCGGCTAGGAGACTATTTATGACGAAGCACGGTGGATGCCCCGAGACCCCGGAAAGCGTGCGCGCGGCCATCATGGCGGCGTACTACGATGATAAGCGCGGCGCGACGAGTATTGCGAAAGAATACGACGTCGACAAACGCACCGTATACAACATTTTGGTGAAGTTCGGCAAAGGGACACGGCCACGAGCGAACCGCACCGGCGAGACGTATCACAAGCCTGCGGGAATTCTTGAAGGGGTAACACCTACAGGACGTCCACGTGGCGGTCAGCGCGGTGTGAGGTTAGCCGTGAACGAGCACGCGTTCGACGAGCTGACGCCACTCAGTGCCTATTGGATCGGCTTTCTGCTGGCGGACGGGTGCGTGAGCCGAGAGAAGGAAGGGAAGAGCCTGCGTCTGATGGTGCGACTGTCGGTAAAGGATCGCAGGCACCTGGAACGCTTTCGGGAGTGGATCGGCTCAGAGCATGCAATCTATGAGAAGGACCACATCGACCCGGCAGGGAAGACGCAGCGGTCTTGCTGCCTACAGATCGGCAGTGAGCCCCTATGCACGGCGCTGGGCCGCTGGGGTGTCGTGCCACGAAAGACCGGATGTGAGAACCCGGCCCCGGAGCTTTTAGATAACCGCGACTTCTGGCGAGGGTGCGTCGACGGGGATGGCAGTGTGGG